ACTATTGAAAATTGTATTAAATTCTTGTGTAAGTGTATATTCTTTATCTCCACCAGTATCTACAAAATCTCTCCTTATATAATCATTCATATAAGTTAAAGGAATTATATTAGGAGCTCCTGTCGGTGTATTTGGTTGTCTATACAAAGTTAATTCAGGATATGATGTTATACTACCCGATACTGCTATGTTTAAAGTTAATTCTCCTAAACCATTAGAACTAATTACTTCTGTATCTCCAAAGAAAGGTTTATATTCTCCATCTGCTGCTATTATTGAGAACGATGGGTCATCGTACACATTTGTAAACAAAAGTGATTGTGTTACACCAGATACAAGTTCTAATGGAGTACTTGAACCACTAACTGGTCCAACCTCTATTTGTCCATTGATTTCTAAATTTGTTCCACTAATAACAGGATATTTTAATCCTCTATCAGCTAAAATATATGTGTCATCAAATCTAGATTCTGATAAGAACGTTGATTCGTATGTATATCCTGTTTGGTCAAAGATAGCATCTATTACTAAATCTAATCTAATTGCAGGTTTAAAATCTTGTGCATATAATCTTCCACCCTCAGTATCTATACCGAATAAGTTATTTGATAAAGAAGATTGGTATGCGTGTTGTTTACCACTATCGGTTAACATATAAACAATTTCTCCACCTAAACTATGTCCATCAAATGATGATGTAAACTCAGAACCTGCATATGCTGAACCACTCCAAGAAGCCTTTATGTTATCAGTACTTAAGATGTGATTATAATGGTCTAGAACCCCTAAACTATTCAACGTAATAGATTGTAAATCTCTTTTGAATGATGATAGTAGACCATAGACAGAAACCTCGTAAGAATCGATGTATTTGTTTTCTTTTATGTTTACTTTATTTAGTTGGATATACCCTTGTGATACATAAAATCCATCAAAGTCAAATTGTGCAATTACTTTCTCATTTGTTTTAAATAAGAATGGTTCATCTACTGCTATATCATAGACGTGTTGAAAGAAAGCATTATTCTTTCTTGTTCCTGGTATTGTAATCTGTCTTGTAAAATCACTAGGTAGTTTACCTATATCAAATAGACCTGTTACATTATTACTAAGGTATATTGTTTCATCTTGAAATAAATCAAGTTCTACACCTCTAGCAATAAGTTTGAATACTTTATTTCTTCCACTTGTAACTGCCATAATTAGAAAATTAGTTTATATCCTTGACCTTGTGTAAATGTAAATTGATATTGAATTAACTTATCTACAACACCTGTCTTTAAGTTAAATGTTGAACTATCAATTGCTAATGGTTTAAGTTTTTCTGTATTGTTTAACTCACTACCTTCTTCATATACCCAATATATTTCATCACTAACGATTAGTTGTTTAAAGATTTCATTATAATCCTCATTAACATAATCAGTATTAACTGATAGTTTAAGTGTAGAATCAGTTATATAATTTTGTATTGCTGAATCGTAATCGTTGTAAGTTAAAGTTCTATCAGCCCAAGTTCCTATTTGTGGTTGATATCTGCTTCTTTCTGTATTGAATGTTTCTCTACTTACTAAATTAAAATTAAAGTAATCCCATTGTCCAAATCTATTTTTCCATTTAATTCTTACGTTAGGATATTTCTTTGTACATTCTAAATCAAAATGTAATATAGATGATATTTTATTTGTTCCATCATAGTTTGGTGAACCATCTACTGCAAAGATTTCAAAATTACCTATGTTATTAGGGTTACTATCCATTGGCCAATCTGGTTCTAATGGTGATATAGGAAAGGTTGCAACCATTTCACCACTTACTACACTTTGTGTAAAGTTTAGAATATAGTTATTATCTTCACCTGCAAACGATGAACTATATATTAATGCACTAGGTCTTTTTAAAGTTGATTCTTGTGTTCCTCTCCATACACTCATTCTACCATAGTTCTCTTCAAAATAAGATTGTGATGTAGGTCCATCTGTCATTATAGGCCAGAAGGCTGATGATGATATTATTTCACCTGGTGAACTACCTGATATTTGTAATCCTTGTTGGAATATTTGATATCCATCAAACATAGCAAACTCAGATATACCTTGATGTGAACCTGTAAAGAATGATGAGCTTGGAGATGTTTTATATTGTACATAAAAATTAACATCACCCCAATATACAGAAGAACTTTCTGCAGCTCTTGGTGTTGTAAATAAAGATGTTGCAATTCTTGAGAAATCAAATATTGCAGAACCAGATGGATTTGGAAACTTTTGTAAAGTATAGTTGACAGGAAAATCAGAACCACTTGTTTGATTTCCTTGCCAGTACTTAAACTCTGCAACAAATTGCATTGAAGAAGACGTATATGTTTCTGCATTAGATTCACTAACTGAACAAACAATAGGTGATTGACTAAATATGTTTAATTCTGGTTGTTGTAATATTTCGATTGCCATTATTAATCTTGTTTAAGACTATAACAAAGGGATTGTGTAATATATTGGAGGGGTTAGGATACTGACAAATTGTCACCTCCACTTTCCCACATCTTATCTAGATTTTCAAAGACACCATCAAGTAGAAGTTCTGCTTCTTCAGCAACTACTTTATTTTTAGCTTTTATAAACTCAGCTGATTGAGCTGCTATTTGTGCAAATGGTCTAGCATCCATTTTCTCTGTTCCATACTGAACATACTTTGCATAATCAGGTTGTACAAAGTTAAAAGTAAAAGTAATCTTACCTGTTTTCTTATCCTTTTTAAACATTGTATTTGGATTATTTCTACCTGCTACTTCATTAAATAATCTACCAGTTTTATATGCTTTGGATTTTCCTGTTGGTTTATATGCACTATAAGGCACACCAGGATATATAGCCCTTAAGGCTTGGTCTTTATATACTTTCGCTACATCTTTTAATGATTTCATTATGAACCACAATTATAAAAGAAATTTATACTTGAACCTGCACCGCTTATTCCTCTAGATGAACCAGATGTAATACATCTAACTACTTCTTCACCAGCTGATAATGGTTCAGTTGTTTCTCCACCAGCATCACATAATGTATAGGTTGCAGTTCCACCACCATCACCTGCAGCAAATATATACGCTTCACAACTTGATGAACCAGATATAGGTTCAAATGGAGTTTCGGTATTACAAGAACCAGATATAACTGATGTAATAGTACCAGTAGTAGCTGGATATTGTCCTGGAATTACATAATTACATATAACTGCATTTTCACCTGCACTTAATGATGAACTTTGAAGTTGACCAGTAACACAATCAATATATTCAAGAGTTCCTCCACTAGCCCCACCACCAAATTGATAAGTGGTACACTCTGTTGCACAAGCAGGAACCATAACAACTATAACTCCTTGTCTTGGTTCATTTCCTGAACCATATGATGCACTTCTACCCCAACCACCTGCACCATACGCTCTACTTGATTGAGAGCCTGTATCAGGTGTTGCTGCTTCCCATACACCACTTCTCATACTTGCACCACCATAAGCATACCATGTAGGATTTCCATCTACATTAAATGCTAATCCTTCTCCACCAGGTGTTTGATAACCAGCAGAAGTAATACAATCTGTATCATCTGATGCTCCTCCTGCTCCACCACCACCTGTTGCAGTTCTTTCAGTACTAGAAAGACAAAAAGGGCCTTGTGGGTCTCCACCTTCAAATCCTTGATTTGTTCTACCACCATTACTATTTGCAATAGTATATCCACCACCAGGAGCAAATCTTACAGATGCACATCCACCACCACCAGAACCACCAGCTGATGCATCTACTTTACCTGTAGTTGTATTATTAATGTTAAGAAAATATCCACCAAATCCTCCACCTTCTGCAGTTATTTGAGAAGCCGTTGGTGCATATGCATCTGGTAATTCAGTTGGTATATAATTTATATTAATCCAAGAATTCTCTCCTTCACTTCCACTATAAGGTGCACCATCACCGACATATAAATTATATGAACCAGGTCCTAATCTTGCATCAGTAAATACAACACCACCTGCACCACCACCACCTGCAGTTTCATTTAATGCTTCTCCATTAAATTCAGTAAATCCTCCAGCACCTCCACCAGCTACAATTAAAACTTTTGCATTACTGGTTGAACCACTATGAATAGTTAATTCGTGTGAACCTGTTGATGAAAATTTATAATATTCCCAAATTTGTGAGCCCGAGTAGAATACACCACTAGAATCTGCTCCACTAGCAGATATACAACTGTTTGTTGCTCCAAATAATAATGATGGTATATACATATTATATTAAATCGTTAGTTAATGTACCTTTTAATTTACTTCCATCAAAAGATACAAACGTTGCTATATCTACTGCCTCTGCTTGAGGAGTAAGAGATGGTTGACCTAATCTTGGAAAACTATAATTATCTGTATCGAATATTATATTTCCACTACCTGTTATTGGTTGTTCTATTTGTAATGTAATGGTTAATCCAGGAACTATATTACTTGCTTCTAAGTTTGTAGTTGAACCACTAGGTAAATTTACTGTAAAGAAGTTACCAGTACTACAATCTATACTTGCAGTATTTGATGTGATTGTAAGTGCATTTACATTACCTTGAACCGAACCACTAAATACTTGGTTTCCATCAAATATATTAGAACCAGTAGTTGCATAAGAACCAGTAAATGAACTTAAACCATCTATCTCTACTTGTAAAGAAGATGTTGTTAATTCTATATTATTTAATCTGTTATCTATTGATGATGTAGTTGCTTCTAAATTATTTAATCTACCATCTGCTGATGATGTAAATGTATTTAACGATGTATTACCATTAGATGCAGTAAATGCATTATAAAATCCATTTATAGTTTCTTGTGATGCGGTATAAGAATTAAAATCAGGTGTAGAAACAAAATCTTGTACAAGTGATGAACTAAAGTTTTCTAAATCATCAATTCTTGTATCAAACGATGCTGAATCTATATAGTAAGATGAAGTGAATGTATTATATCCACCATTGATATTTTCTTGAGAACTTGTAAATGCATTATATCCACTATTTATAATTTCTTGAGAACCAGTAAATGCTTCTAACGAATCTAATCTTTGGTCTTGAGAACCTGTATCTGTTTCTAATGCATCTAATCTACTATCTACTGATGCAGAGTATATTGTTACATTTCCTATACCATTAAGGGTAGAAGAACTTATCTCATTACTTACTGTAAGAGAACCTGTGAACGCTGAATTACCTTCTACACCCAAAGTACCACTTACAATTACTTGTCCTATTAAATCTTGTCTATCGGTCTCTTCATCACCTAATACATTTGAACCACTTGAGAATATTACACTAGAAGATTCTATTGTTACATGAAGAACTCTTGCATTGATTGTATCAAATGAACCAGTCCCTGCAGTTATATCACCTGTTATTTCTACTGATGTTGTTGCTGATGATGAAGGTTGTAATTCAATAGTATTACCTTTTATTGTTGTATTACCATTAGGAGCTGATTGAAATGATGTATAATTGTTATGTGATAATTTAATTGCATCAATACCTACATTTTTAATTCCTATACCACCAAATCCACTTATATCACCAATTTCTCCCCAAGAACCACTTAATGTACTACCACCATAAAATTCAATACCGGTCATTGTTGGTGAATTAAAAGTAGTTAGGAAATCTCCTCCTGGTATAATTTGTACAGTACCAGTACCTGAATTGTTTTCAAGTATTATACCATTCATAGGTGCATTATCATCTCGAACAGTTAATGAACCAGTTATATCTACATTACCTTTATGTGTTAATGAACCACTAATATCTACATTACCATTGAAATCAGAATCACCATCAACCTTAAAATTGTTTACAACTGTAAACTCTTTTGTTTGTGCGTTAATTCTTAATCCTAGATTATCACCTAGACCATCTTGCAATTCTACATCACCACTCGCTGATGCTAATGGTTCTAATGCATTTTCTAAATTAACCATCCCATAAAAGGATTGACTAATAAATAAGTTACTTAAATTACTCATATTCTTTCTTTATGTATGTATCCACTGTCGTAGTGCATCATCTTGTTGGTTATTATCATATCGTTCAGGAGTTGTTCCCCAAACTTTTGGTGATGTCCATAATTCACATGATTCACAAGTTCCAAAATCCTCGTAAGGTATTTCAAGAACTGGTAAGTTAAAAAAGTTATAGTCATCTCTATTATTTATTTCTTCTTTTATTTCAAAACATCTTATGTTATCATATGATGTTAAAAATCCGGTAGGACTAGGTACATACTTTGTTGCAAATACTTGTCCTATTGAACCTGTTGTTTCTAATACTGCATTATACAAATCTCCTGTTTCACAATCTTCTATTTTAAAGTACGAACCGCTAGGTGGACTCAAAAAAAAAAGGCAACGATTTCTATCATTGTGAACAGTTAGGTCAAACTCTGCTGACCAACCAACCAGTCCATTATTGAACCGGTCTGCGAACGGAACACAATTAACTGTTCCATTCACCTCCATTCCATAATTCCCTTTCTGTACATAGGATGTTAAATCATTTAAGATACTCATTGTATTAGAATGAATATCTACCATATCGTTAGTCCCATAGAAAGGTACTTCCTGTTTATTATCTTTTCTGTTTGGTATATCATCATCATTTAATGTTTTTGACTTGTCAGCAACGATTAACTGAATTCTATAATCAGTTGTATTATTTGTAAAGTTTGCTGTTTGTATCATTACATTACCAATTGGATACTGAGGAAATTGTGTTGTATCAAAGTTAAACAAATCTCCTTGTGTTACTTTTGCTATACTTGGATGATTCTTCATAATGTTTTTGAAGAAGTTCAAAGTATTGTAATACAAAGAAAAGTTTACTCCACTATCCTTAGTAATCTGTTGAGGTGCTGTATTTTGTGATGCTGTACTCATACTATTTTATTTCTAATTTAGGTATGTTTAAATCAATTGGTTTAATTGTATCTATTACAATTGTATCTTTTGGTTTTTCACATACTTCTTTTACTTCAATATTTTCTGTATATCCAAACGCATAAGGTCTTAACAAATACGCTGATAAGATTATAATACCTAATAACACTCCTAATAATATTAATTTTTTCATAATTGTATTCCTCCAAAGTATTGATTAGACTGGTCAGGATATATTTGTGTTGCATCTCCTGTACTTTCGTTGTATTCAGGTACACTAGTATTGTTTGCAATTAACCAATCTTGTAATCTTGTTGAATAATAATCTGCATTATTTAATGCTTTATTTAAAAGGTAATCTACTTCATTTTTAGATGGAGCAACACCTGTTTCACTTTGTTGTTTAACTGAACCAGCTGATTTAAAGGTTACAGAACTAAATGGAATATATTCTACACACGCATACCAAATCAAAGTTGGTTTTATATATTCTTCTACAAGTGTTTGATATGAACCTGTAAAAGGTGTTTGTGCTTCTACATCATCTTGTAGTTTATCGTATAATACAGTACCAAGTAGGTTAAGTATATATTTTTCTTGTGCTGTTCTAATAAATGGTAGAAGAGCATCTGCATCAATTGCACCACCTAATGGTGTGTTCTTGATGATATCGTTTCGTGTTATTAATAATCCAAATGCCATAATTTTATTCGTCTTTGTAGTGTGAATCAAAACCAAAATCACTTGGTCTTATCGGTTCATACTCTTCGTTAAGTTCTTGTTCTTTTTCTAGTTCTTCTCCTTCTCCACCTTGCATATTATCATCTATCTCATCTTGAACTTCTGTTATTGACTGGTCTGTATCATCTGCTGTATCTGAAAGGATTACAAGAGGTGTAAGTTGCTCAAAATATAAATCTGATATATCTATACCACCAACTTTAAAAGCGTGGTATATAGAGTTTAAAATAAGATTTTGGAAAGGGAATATAGTCATCGTTTGCATAATTGAATATGCTGTTTTCATTTCTTCCGATTGAGAAGAGAAACCATTATTCGCAGTTCTGATTCCAAATAGTAAAGGGGAAACAATTCTATGAGCTACGAGGATTCTATCTTGAGCATATTCAGCAACATACTGATACTTCTCGTGTAAGTTCTCCATCGGTAGAGTATCAATAGTAGGTTTGTTAATTGCATCATCATTAAACGATACCATAAATCTACCTGCATTTCTTGTGCCTGTAAATTTAGATTCTAATAAACTTTCTATTGTTTGTCTTTCTTCGGGTGCAGGAACTCCATTATTAAAATTAACCATAGCAACTGGCAAGAAACCATTTTCTATATTGTTAAGATGTAAGTTAGATAATTCTGCTTCACTAAATGAAAATTGTAATGCACTAATCCAATCTGGTAAAGAATAGTAATATCTATTAGGTTCGTATTCCTTAATGTACATTACTTCTATTTCTTCATTAGATGAACCAAAGACAGGTAAATACTTTTTATCTTTTTGTTTTCTATGGTCAGTCCAATCAGTACAATAGTAGTATCCTTCTATTCTACCCATATCATATATCTTCTTTGCACGAAGATTTTGAACAGGTGTGTGATACATTCTTAAAATTTGTGTATGTGATTTATTCCAAATAACTTGGAATGCAGCATTACCATATAATTTTAAATCAAATGTAATCTTTCTTAATTCTTCTGGTTGAACTATTTTATCTAATTGTTGTTGTTTTAACTCATCTTTAGTAAAAACACCTTTACCATATATTAAATCTGCTACACCATCAACACACGCTGCATTGGTTGTAGATGTGTTATACGCTTCTGTTACTAAACCAAAGTAATCATCTTGGTCTAATATACCAACAGGTACCCATTGATATCTTGTCTTAATATCTTCTGTAACAATAGGAACATCCTGTCTTGTTAAATTTAATACTGAAAATTGTTTGTTATTATCTTTCATACTATATTACAATATAATCATTATCGGTTGTATTAGATATAAACTCTTCGTTTTGAGTTGTATATACAACCTTGTCAATACTTTGTGATGCAAATACTTGCATAGTTCCATTATATATACTACCACTTACTGAACCACTTAAGTGAACTATAAACTCTTGAGCATCTCTTACAGTACCCTCTAACGATTGAGAAAATGTAAGTATGTTCTCATATGGGTTAAATGTATAAGACCCACTTAAATCATAGTATGATGAACTATAAGTCATCATATCTTGTAATACAAGTGTCATATCCTCTGCAACATCAGAACCACTAATTACTACACTTGCAGTATCTTGGGTTCTAACTGTAAATTGGTTACTCTGTGATATATAATACGATAGCATATCTAATGTTTAGTAATATAACAATCTAACAATAACTTATAATTAAATCAAAATAAGACATAAAAAAACCCCTCTCACGAAGAGAAGGGTTTAGTTTATTTAAGTCTCAAAAGTAATTTCTACTTATGACCCATATACGATTGCTGGTTTATCAATTGCTGGTAATCCTGCGAAAGGGTCTGCAACTGTTGAACCACTAATGAATGGTGCTGGTAACTTTTCTTCACCTGTGAAGGTAGCAGAATAACCATAAAGGTCTCCTAATGCTCCACCTGTTTGAATAGTTCCTGCAGTTAAATCATTACCGTGTACTTCTCCAGCTAATAGTGTATCACCTGAATTAGTCCATACAAGGATTTGTGGTCTCCCATAAGCTAACAATTTAAGTTGAGTAGTCATTTCATTCGTTAACTTTTTCAAGTTAAGAACTGTTTCTTGTGAAAAGAATGTTGTACCATTCTCTCTTGAAGAGTTGACTGTTTCAGTATAAGTAGAAGTGCCTTTGAGTTCATAAAAATATGCTGTAGAACCAGATAGTGAATTTATTTCTCCACTTCCGTTCTTAGAAAACGAACCTGTTTCATAGTTGATAAAATACACTCCTTGTATTCCACCTACTGAATCTTTACATACTTCGTTTCTTCCTGCTGTAATATTGCAACTCATAGTTTCTCCTTTTTATTAATTGTTAGACTTAAAATGCTCCGTAATAAACGATATCTTTTGGAATACCGATTTGTGTACCTGCAGTATATCTCATGATAACTCTATAATTTTGTGAGCCATCTAAGTTTGCCATATCAAGTACTCTTACCTCATTGTGGTCAGATAATAAACCTGTTCCGAAGAATAAGTTAGATTTCTGTGCTGCAACGATTACATCATCACTCATACCAGGACACATTACGATTTCTATCCCTTGGAAGTTAGATGGTTTCTCACCAACGTTTAATTGGTTGTTGTAAGAATTGTTTGATAATGTTGAATTACCAGATAAAGCTGATTGGTATGCTCTCGCAACTTTAGAACCAACATAGATTACTAAATCTTCTTTTCCATATACTTTAGATGAAATAGTATCGAATACGTCTGAAAGTTTTGATAATACGTTTCCTGAATCAACTGAACCAGAAATTACAGCTCCACTACCACTTGCTCTTGCAGCTTGTACTGCATTTACATCTAATGTAGCAGCTGATGCAGATAAGATAGGTTCAAACCCACCAAATTCTCCATTGTTAGCAGTTACACCACTCCATATGTCTTGTTCTGTTTTTTCAGCAACTTTTCCACCTACATATGATACTAAGAAATCGTTAAAATCTCTTGGGATTTCATCAAATGCAGAATATCCAAGTTGTAATGCATTCCAAGAATCTACAAATTCTTGTTTACATAATGATAAGTTTACTTGTAGCTCTTTTGGCGTAAGTATTTGTTCAGTTATTGAAGTTGAACCTGATGTAACAAAGTCACATGAAGCATCTTGTACAATACCTGAAGTGTCTACTACCTGAATTACCTCTTTGAATTTTACATTTGGTTTAATAGTTACCAATTGATTATCAAGAGTTCTTGCAGAAAGTAGAGCAGCAGCGATATAACCACTTGCCGCTTCTCCTGCATAAGTTGAAGTTATGCTAGGTTGTCCTGTTGTTAAATTTACTAATTTTTTCATTTTTCTCTCTTTTTGTTTTTAAAATAGGGGTTACCTATACATTTTTGAAAGTACCGAGTTGCTATAACTAGCAGGTACTTTAAAGTTATTGTTTTTCTTTTTGTTAAACATTGCAGGTTTCTCAACAGGAGCTCCATCTAATTTCTTAGATTCAAGTTCTTCCTCCTCTTTGATATCCTCTTCCAATGCTTCTTCTTCTTTTTTGATTTCCTCAAAGTACTTTACAAGTTCTTCGATTCTTTCTTTCATCTCTTCAATCTTATCTTCGTGCTCTTCTAATTTAGTAGTTAAGTTAACGATTTCATCCGCTTCCTTATCAACCACCTCCTCATCTACAGCAATACCTGGTTCTGATTCAAGAGTTACTTGTTCGTTTACGTCAGTATCGGATTTACCACTTTCGGGTAAAGCTTCCACCTCCTCTGTTGAAACATCAGCCATCTCCTCTTCTTTCTTCTCATCACTTTCTGCTTCGATTTCAACATTTTCTCTTTCTTTGATGATTCCACCTTCAGTAAAAAGTTTGATTCTGTTTATTTCATCAGATTCATCTCTTAATTCTAATAAGTGTTCACCATCAGGTGCTGGAGTCTTTGTTCCATCTTCGTGGATAACTTCTAAAGTTTCACCCACATCAAAAGTTGGAGATTCAACAAGAGTACCATCAGCTAATTTAGCTACGGTAAGTTTTACTTCTTTATTATCTAAAGACAATAAAGTCATAATTTTACCTAATACAGTTTGTGAATTCATAATTTTCTCTCTTTTTTGTTTGTTATTGATTTGATATATCTACAATATAACAATTTGTTATATATATGTAGTTATTTTTTAATTATTATTATACAAATGATACCTCTTTCCAAATAGTTCCATTGTGGAAATATAAGTTTGAACCACTCGTTGCCAGTTCACCAACTGCTCCTGTTGGTAATGGGTTTTGTGGTGCTAAGGTAAGTGTTGCATTTATACTTGCTGTTTCAAATGTTGCAGTATAACTAGGCTCTTGAGTTACATTTCTAATAGTTAAATCACCCCTAATAATAGAATTATTATTCATATTAAGGTTTGTATTTACTTCTATCCAACCATTAGAATTAGCAATACCTAAAACCTGTCCAGCAGTATGATGATTTATTACCCATGCATCTGGTACAAATTCTGAACCAGTATCAATATACATTTGTATATACTCGGTAGAACCACTCTTAAATCCTAATCTATTATCAGGATATGTGTCTTGTTGTATTACAACAGAACCACTTACACCAAGTGAACCAGTAATCTGTGCATCACCTGTGAATGGGAATGCACTACCACCTCCTCCACCGAATGATGAGGTTGCAGCTGTTATTGTTCTTCCTGAACTATCACCTACCCAAACATATCCTTCTTGTAATGATGATGTTAAATTTCCTTCTATATCAAGTGATGAACTAACTGTTATTCCACTTGAATTTAAATTAAGAGCAGCAACCGATGAACCAATGTTAATACCATCTCTTGCTTGGTATAAAGCAGAAGTTAAAGTACCAATATTGATTTGTTGTGCTTGTGCACTGATTGATGTTGATTGGTCATAATCATCTTGAATTAAAAGTTCTGCTCCTCTTGTGTAACCAGAACCACTTGAAATTATAGTAGCTTTCCAACCACCACCATTGAATAGTTCTTCTGCACCTTCAAATGAACTCATTAGAGCTTCGTTATATAACGAACCACTATACCATCTACCATACCCATCAAAGTGTGATATAGTTGATTGGAATACATTATATGGTCCATTACCCGCAACCTCTGCATTTTGACCATTTAGATTAACTAATACTTTTTGTACTGAACCTGTTGTTGGAAGTGATGGTTGTGAAGTAAATACATTGTTAGAACCACTTGCAAGTTGTATTCCACCTGTAAATGTATTTGCTGTATCTGTTCTTGCAAATGAACCAGTGTCTACTAATGATGAAGTTGGAACCAGATATGATACACCACTACCATCACCTACCAATACATTACCTGTATCAATTGATGCAGTTAATGAACCATTAATGTT